GTAAATTTTGTACTTACATCTGGAGCCGTTACAGAAGCGCCTTCGAAGCAAGGCTCAACATCGTCTCCTAATATGCAAATTTTTTGAATAATTGCATCATTTATAATAAAGAAATCCATTCCATTGTCATAATTAGTTTCCCAATGGCCTTGTACAGATTCTTTTTGAAACTCCATTGATTGCGGGCGTCCCTCTTCCACAGGTAAGCTGGATTCTGGGAATTGATCTGTCCAAAGATAACCAGTAGTCATAAGATATTTATGAACAACTGTATTACCCATACCATCATGGTCTTCAAAATTCTGAAACCAAACTTTGGCATCTGGAGCTACAAAACCATAAGGAACAGTTTGACATTCAAACTTAATTCCTTCATCATCAATAATAATTTTTTCTCCGTGGTCTGTAAAATCTTCTTTAGTATCTCTGTAATAACCAACAATAGGAGCGCCACGAAGAGTTTTACCAATTTCAGCCGCGACCTCTTCTGTAATAAAAGTGTGGTTTCTATTGGCTCCTACATAAAGAACCTTAATTTCACATTTTGACATTAAGGGATTAATATCAAGAGGTTGAAGATTTAAGAACTCAGGAGAATCAATAGTCGCAACCGATTGATGCATAATAAAAATCTCCTTTTAATCTTTCATATATAATATGAAAAATCGAATAAATCTTTTAATAACTTTTGTCCAAAAATTTTTTAAAAATTTTAATTCATACTTTCACGATTTTGAATTGTCTTTGTTGACTTTTCATCATCGTTCTTTTCAGGCCTGCCCGCGCCCTAATTTTCTCCAGAGCCCGTATTTTTTCCTTTATTCAGCACTTCCGCATTCATGGTACTAGACATCAGCGGAGGAATGAATACATTAACTAAATCAAGAATATCATTCTCAAAATAAGCTGTTGCTAATACTGCACTTTGGGCCTGACCAAGTGCGATTTGAGGTAACATTTTAGAATATCCTAATTGAGTATGCTCTTTATATTGCTTTGCAAGATCTTTATAATTATAAATTGTTGTAGGTAATATCTGCGCTCTATAAATTACTTTCTTAGGACTTTTATTATAAGGCGTTAATAAAATATTTAAAAATGTTTCAAATTGTTGAATTAAATTCCACATTGAAGCCTAGTCATTTAAAATAGATTTTTCAAGAGCAATGTTTCCATCTGTATTAAATTGCATTTGTGAAACACCGGCTTCATTATAAACTGTTCGTTCTACCTTTTCCAAATCATCTGTGGTTGTTGATGTTTTATTATCTGCCATATCCGCAACTTCTACATCAGCAAAAGTCGTTAATACATCAATCCCAATGGCCTTAGATAACATCTGAACAGCATTATTATGTAGTTGTTGAGCCTCATCAACATCAAAAACTAAATCACCATTTTTATCAATGGGCATTTTTTGAATAATAATTTTCAACAGCTGCTGTTGCATTTTTCGACGATCTAAATCTTGTGCCGCATCAAGATCAATAATAGCAGGAATAACCGCGATAAAAGGAGGAAAATCCTCTCCATTTAAATTGAATTTTATTACAGAACCAATTTCAAGTAAATACCATCCTGATTCATCACCAGGAAATTCTGGTTTTAATTTACCTTGTTTATATAATTTATATCCCTTTTCAAATTCTGGCGGAAATACTTTTAACATTTTTGCCCGCTATTCTACATTAGTGAACATATCATTAAAATATTTCATATTAAATTCAACTGCTGGTTGTCCATTCACCATAAAACGAGATCGGCAATATCGCGGTGGAAGCTCTTGTACGACAACGGTCCCGTCCCGCGCAATTAAATATCCATAATAACAGCCATTTCTAATTACTTTTAAAGCAACTTCACCGAAAAATTTTTTAGCTTCAAATTTATCTAAATACATTAAAACCTTATTAAAACTATCAAGTAATTTATCTGGTTTTATTAAATCGGTGTAATATGGGGTAACAAGCCAATCATATCTATACATATATGCCATATATCGACACAACCTTTGATAAATACCACTAATTTTATAAAAATAATTAGAAATATCTCTCATTTTATCAAGATCATACCGATGAATAGCCCTTAATACCTGTTCCTTGTCTGCTAACAATGGATTAACTTTACGAAAATCGCCCATTTTAAAAATTGCATCAGATACTGGTTTTATTCCTATCTTTATTTTAGAGAAATCAACAGGAACATAGCCAGTAGCCTAATTTGGAATTTGGTAATCTTCAGTTCCAATCATATTAAAGCCTTTTTTCTTAATCTAAGCCATTCGATTAATCAACTTTAGATAACCTCTCCTTCTTTTTAATATCCCGCCGCCTTTAAAATATAATCATAATTTATTCTCATCTCATCCCAATATGGAATAATAACTAAAGTAATATTATGATTTTTACAATACTATCTTTTTTTCATATCATTATATTGTTGTTTTCTTAATCCACTATATCCGCCAAATTTATCTTTAGCTTCATAATGTTGAATTCCTTGAAATTCAATAAGAAAATCAATATTATGCTAATCATCAAAGACCGCAAAATCAAATCTTAATGGGCGACCAGAATTACTTATTAAATCTGGAAAAGAGTATTCTTCTGCGAACTCTAATCCAGATTCACGTAGAATTTCTTCTATTTTTATTTCCCCTCTAGATGCTCGCATATTTTTTCTCCTTCACTATTATTATATAAAATTCTATTTATAAAAATAATAAACTTTGACCTTAATTTTGTGTAAAAAATAAGAAATCAGATATATTACGTTTTTTTCTTTTTTTATTCAATTCTTCTTCATAGCGAATATAATAAAGACCATAAATAAAAGCAGAAAATTTATCTTTTTTAATGCTTCTATTGCTTTGTTTAAGAATAATATTTACTCCCTAATTCTACTAAACTAAATTTAACATTTGCTATTTAAGAATAGATGTTAAAATAAATGGTCTTAAATATTCATTTCTTTCATCCATATTCATATTCTGTCCTTGCTTTGTAGACATTAATTTAGTTTTTGCCAAACTCTAATCAATTAAAAATCTAATTTTTCCACTAAACATTTGAGTTTGAGCATAACTATACGCCTAAGTATTGATTGGAGCATTAGCCTTTATTAAAAATAATACATCTTTTTCTGTTTCTGGAGTAATAAATTTTTTATACTCTGGATACTAATCTGTATTATAAACCCCAAAAGGAGGTAAATACTAACCATCATCTGTATCTTGGGCTTTTATTAAATAATCAACTAATCCAACGCCCAATCCATTCGCGTCCACCGCAATTCTTCTAGGCTTATATTTATAATATAAACGTTTTATATGAATACATTGTGTCTCAAAATGTTCTGCGTCATAAGTATAAATATTAACAAGAGTCTTGTGTGCGGCGCCTTGAATTTGCGGAGTAACCTTAAAAACACAAATCTCTGTTGTGCACCCTACACGCCCAACATCAATACCAAAAACATAATATGCACTTTTTGATGATCGCCCGCTATATTCATACTCTGGTTGTAATAGAACTCTATATTTATCAAATTTTTCAGAAGAGAAAAATGCATTTTCTACATCACCAGACCAAATACTTCTATACTATCTATTAAAAGATTCGTCATTAAAAGTGCCTTGTAATCTTAATTGATCGACAAAATCTTCATCCAATAATCCTGAGATAACTGGAGTTTCATATGTTCCACCCATGATCATATATTCATCAGGATTAATAATAGAATTAATCAAAACCTATATTAGCTTATGATATGCGAACGAATTCTTCCATCCAGCAGTAGTAATATAAATCTGTGATTTATTAACATTTTCTTCTTTATGTCTAGTCCCATCAGAAAGTCTTCTATCGACATTTGTTGTAGGAATAATAACTTCATTTAAAATATCACCATCAATTAATACACATTCCTCCATTAATCCACCAGTACGACGTTGACCTCTAGATGATTGTCTTGCCGCCAAGATATCAATAGTAGAACCATTTTTAAAGACATACTTTACATTATCTTTTGATTTAGTTGACACACCGCGATCCCAGTTTATTTCATTATTTAGGCCAGGTATAAGTTTACATATCTCCTAGATCTTTGCTATTGTAATTGAGGCCGCTTGCTATTTACCACCAGTGGTTACAAATAAATGTGAGTTGGGATATAAGATACATCTTATCATTAGTGCCATCATTGATAAAAATGATTTAGAATAGGCACGGGGGAATGTTGCATATACATATCTATGCCGCATAACAATTCTTAAAAATATTCTTTGATAAAATAAAAAATTAAATGTACTTTCTTTTCCTTTAATAAAATCTACAAAAATATCAGGATACTATCTAAAATATGCAATTAAATTTCGCAATCCTTCTAAATCTGATAACAGCCGCTATTCAGAAATACCTTGCTTTTTATATTCTCTGTCAGAAGATAATTGTAATAATTCTTTTAAAGTCATTTTAAATTAACCCTCCTGCTTTGATATTCTTTTTCAATTAATTCATCGTCAAGAGTATTATCATGATTTTTCATCTAATTTAAAGAATTTTTATAATCTGTAAAATCATTATCTTCTAATTCAACTTCTTCCAGCCCTTTAGCTTTTGCATCTTTTTTATCTTTTTTCATTTCATCAGAAATGCGCTTATCTTGAAGATATTTTTCAATTTCTTGTGCTAAAGATTTATCTTCATAAATTAAACTTTTATTATATGCTTTTAAATCAGCAATAATTTGATCAACAATATCTTGCGGTTCATCACAATGATATCTGGGAATCTACCCGCTATGCGCCTAAACAAAATCTACAATGGCGGAAGCTGAATCAATAGCATTGCCCTATTTATCTTTATTTTGTGCCTCTGTAAATTTTGCAGACTTCATCATGGTATCATAAACACGAGATAATTTTTGATATGACTAAATATCTCCGCAATCAATAGCCTAATTCATTTTAAGAGATGTTTTACAAATCATCTTTAAAGTATCAATGCGAGCGGCCCCTTGAATATCAAAAGAATTAGTAAATTCATTATATAATTGTTCAAGCGCTACCCATTGACTAGGTCTGTATAATCTTCCCCATTTCATAGCAAGATATATTTTATCTTTTTTATCCAAATCCGCGCCAGGGTCAATTAATTCTTCCTCTGGAATAAAATTTTGCTCTTGGAAAGGATTTTTTATTTGCCCAAATCCCATATTTTGACCATATTTAAATTGCTATCCTGTAATTACATTACCGCCATAAGATAAGTCTTGATTTTGGGTTTCGGTACTCATTAAAGTTTGATACTATGCTAAAGAAATCTTGCCTTCACTTAATTTTACCTTTAATTCAGCCTCATATTTTTCTTTTTCTTCTTGCTAGGCTTTTTTCTTTTTTTCTTCTTCTGCCTCAATTTCTTCTTGAATTTTTTTAGTATCGGCATAACCATATTTATTCCATTGTTTAAGTTTCATTTTTGCAAGATATTTTCCAATAACTGACATGCCATTCATTTTATATGGATCTTTTGCAAAAGCTCTGTCTCTTAAAACATTCCACTAAGTTGGCACATAAGGAACATCTATATCTTCAAGAATCCATTCAAAAGTAGAAGGGTCAAAATTATCTATGTGGGCGGTTAAACAAGGCTTACATAATTTAGTTTTGCTGCCATCTTTATAAGTATAGAAATTTATTTGCCCAAGCCGCTTCCCGCATCTCTAGCATTTACATTTTCCATTTATATCTTCAGTTTGTCCTTTTAACTCCATCTCTGCCCGCTCCTTCTTTTTATTTATTATTTTATATAAAAATTTTTTTAATAAATTTAAACAAAAATAACCAAATGTTATTTTTTATTTCTGCAACATTTGCAAATACTATACCAGCCATCTTTTGAAGTATTGTTTCTTGCAAAAAAATACGGATGAGCTAATTTTATTTGATGGCATTTAGAACATTTTTTCCATTTTCCTTTTTTTCTAGAAGAATAATACCAAGTTATCCAATCTTCTTTTGCTTGTTGAGATATAATTTTAGGGATTTTTTTTCTCCAAAGAACAGAGAGATATTCAATAGAATAGGTAATATTATATTTATTTTTTATTTTTTTTAAGATTTGTTTATTTAAGATACCATCTATTTTATAAATCATAATATCATATAAAATAGGATATTTATCTTTAAGAGCGTGGTCCGCAAGAGTATCAAAATCTTCCATTAAATAATACATATCATTTTCAAAATGTCCCCAACACTATTCTTTTAATTTAGAATAATTACACAAAATAGCGCAAATATGTTCAGGATTAAAAAAAGATATTAAACAATCACTCTATGGCTATAATGTATCTGAATTGATAACAATATTTTCATCTAATAAAATTTGATTTAATCCTTTAGTCATTTTTGTTATAGTAATTGGAGGATTAAACAAACTTTTTAAAACATATTGGTCTTGTCGCATCTATATTAATTGTTTAGTTAATAAAAATTTTTGTTTACCAACTGCTTTCTTTTGCTATATCTAAATTTTTTTTATTTCTTCTCTAAGTTCTTTTAAGCCTGGAATGGTTTCAATATCTTTTTCAGTAATTTCTATTTTTGGAACAAAAAGAATATTTTTATCATTATCAGCAATAAAATTATAAATTCCATCTTCTCCTGCCTATAACTTTGAGACAAGTCCTTCAAAAGATGTTTCTCTTTTATTGATAGTGACCATTCTATTGTCTGTTAATATTGTTTTATCTTTTTTAGTAGAAAAATCTTGAACAAGATATTTAGTTAATTCTTCTAAATAGTATGGATTTAATTTTTCTGGCGGCGTTTTTTCAATAATCTTATGGACAATCTTATTTCGCTCTTGGGGATCAGTTATTGTATAATCTAATCTTAATTGCTATTCCCCGCCGCCTTCGGTTATATTATTTTTTTCTTTCATTAAACTTTCCTTTCTATTTAGTTTCATACTTATATTATACTAAAAAAATTTTTGTTTGTCAATTTCGTTTAAGAGGATAAAATTTGATTTTTAAAAAAAAATAAAGTATAATATATATATAAAGAATAAAAGGAAAAAGAAATATGGTAATAATTAATTATATTATAATTTTTATTTTAGGAAGCACTATTGGGGGCTTTGTTAGTTTATTGATGGCGGCGTCAAGTAAAATTAATCAAAAGAAAGATTACTATCAGGAAGGTTTTCTTGATGGATACAAAAAGGGGAAAGAAGAAAAATGATTTTAGCTGTAACAGGGCATCGCCCAGAAAGATTAAAAGGACAAGAGAAACTAATAAAAGAATGGGCGGAAACGCAGCTTATTCGCCTCCACCCATCTGCGATATATGACGGAATGGCTCAAGGTGCTGATCAGATTGTGGCGACCGCCGCGAAAAGATTGAGTATTCCTATTATTTGTTGCTATCCATTTCCCAGAAAATCTTATCATCCAATAGAAGAATGGATAATGGAAAATAATCAAGTGATTTTTGTATCCCCGCATTATTCCAAAGAAAGCTACTATATTAGAGATAAATTTATGGTAGATTGTGCAGACGCAGTATTATGTGTATGGGATGGAGTTAGCGGCGGTGGGACTTTTATTACTAGGAATTATGCAATTCAGCAAGGAAAAGAAATTATAGATTATGGAGGTTTAAGAATATGATTAAATCTTCCCCCGCAATAGAACCAATGAAAAATATAATGTTTTTAAAATCATTAGTAGATATTTTTTCAATAAGAAAAGCAAAAGCTAATTATAATATGTCTTTTGCGGGCGGCAATTTTATAAAAAATAATTATTATAATTATAAATTTGATAGATTTGATAATCTTTTTTATGTAACAACAGAAGAAGGTAAAAAACAAGATTTTTACCCGTATGAATTTAATATGTATTTTACAATATTTTAAGAAAGGAGCGGCGGTATGTGGCGGTCACATACCTGCGAAACCGCATGATTAAGACAGAGTTTAAGGTTAACGAAGAGAAGAGAATCGTAGTTTGTATTATTACAACAGAAAATGATGTAAGAAATCGGCTGGAAAAGTATGGTCTTGGCGATGAAGATTATGATGAGTATGATGAGATTAGAATTTATAAGGGGATCGCGCGGTGCGCGCCTGAGGACGAATGGGACGAGACCTATGGAAGACATCTAGCTGAATACCGCGCCTCAAAGATGAGACAGATTGATGTTAATAACGATATTAGAAAGTTTATTAGAGGCATTTCTAAGTGTATTGATAATCTTTATGATTATGGAATGCTGCGGGAGCCGCATAAGCCCGCGGAGAGGCGGGTCTAATGTGGTTTATAGGCCTGCAGCCGCTTGCTTTATTAGAATTTTTTAATTTAGAGGATAGATATGAAAATTATAATGGAAGGTGTTTTTGAGGTAATATTGATTGTTGTGGGACTGGTTATGTTAATTAAAGAGCCAACCGCAAATCAAAATTATTACATTTATTGGGCAGCTATTTATTTGGGAGTTGTGCTTAGAGGGTTACTGTCAGAATTGATTGAAGTAACAAAGGGCAAAAATAAATAATAGATTCCTCAACATGGGAGGAGAAAAGATGGATGACGTAATTAACAAGCGGTTAGTAATCAATATGATACATAAAACCATCTATGGTTTTTTCGATGTCGTAGAAGATAATTCGGAAGAACCGATGAGCGAGAAGGACAAACTCCTGCTTGCGGTAAACAAAGCTATCTGCAATGGGATAAAGGAATTGCCATCCGCACAGTCAGAAATCATCCTGTGCAAGGATTGCCGTAATAATCACTGGTGCAATATTCAAGAGGCGGCTATGGCAGGAGACAACTTCTTCTGCGGTGCGGCAGAAAGACGGGAAGAATGAGCAAGTGCAAAGATTGCAAGTATGCTTATGACAGCAGTTATGAGATTGCGGGGATAGAGTGCCGCACATGTTCCTTGACACGTCGAGTCATGAACGCAAACGCGGAAAGTGAGTGTAATTGCTATAACCGTGACTTATCTGGATATGACATTTGCTACAACTGCAAATATTACATCGGTGGTGGAGACTGGGGACTATTTTGTTCGCACAGTGATATGTACCATCATCTGGGCAAGTTTTCCGATGAGCCATGTGGACGATATGAGAGGAGACAGGATGGATGATCTAATCAGCAGACAGGCGGCGATTGATGCTTGCATCAGAGTGCAAGAATATCATGCATATGACGAAATCGAGGAGATTAAGGCGTTGCCATCCGCACAGCCAGAAATTACAGACAAGCAAGCGATAGAGCATTTGCAAGAATCCGGATGGATGCAAAACCACGATAAGCAGATGTATGAGATGGGGTTGAGAGAACAGCTTGCTGATGACAGTGACAGCT